GGGCTTGTATCTTTAGGTATGGGCGGTGGCGCACTAGCCGGCTATTTAATCTATAAACTTGGTAAAGAAGCAGTAGATGCTATCTCAAATCGTTAAAAGGCAAAAACAAATGAAAATTTCAAGTGCTAAATTAAAACAGATTATCAAAGAAGAGATTGAAAGGTTTTTAGAAGAACAAAGTCCTGTTACAATTAATTTTGAGGGCACAACAACAAGTATTGAATTTTTGGGAATGGAAACAAAATATGACCAAACAGAAACCAAACTCCGCATTAACGGAGAAGTGTCTTCATTCGGTGCTTATGATGTCGATGATTTAGCAGACAAGGTGATTGCTGAACTTGGAGACAATGATGACGATTATTATTATTGGTTTTTGGGAGATTACCCGGATGAGCCCCAAGCATCAGAATTCAAAAGAAAGCTTGAAGATGCTTTAGAGGGAATGGGTGCGGATCCAGAAAGAGAAAGTGAAACCCGAGCATCATACAGCCCTGAGAATGTCTACGATTGATTTTAAGGCAAAATGTAATAAAGGATAAAATTTAAAATGAAAATTTCAAGTGCTAAATTAAAACAGATTATCAAAGAAGAGATTGAAGCTCTTGGCGAAATGGATGTATCTAGTGCTGAAGATTACAGACAGAAAATAGAGGGTTTTGCTGAGATGGTCAGAATGGTGACTATCGGTCGTATGCCCGAGATGTTGAAAAAATCACTCGAAGATTCAGTTAAGTTTTCTGTTGAGGATGTTCTCAATCACATTTCTGATGATAGTGTAAGAGATGGAGTTGAGGAGATGGTAGTGGATTTGTTGGGTCAAGAGTATTTACCACAATCTACGGACAATATGGATGAGGCTTTAGATCCAGATGTTAACGCTTCTTATGAGGCTGCTATGGACCAACTTGATTTGGTTATGAAGGGAATGTCTGTTGATCAAGTCTTAAACGTTGTGAAGGATTATCTTGAAGTTGGTGACTTAGAGATGATTATCAGAAAGATGCCGTCAGCAGAAGCAGAAGAGATCTTTGATACTTTACGCAAGATGTCTAAATAAGGAATATTAAAATGGCAACAATTTATGAAATAGTTCAGGGTCTATCCCAAGCAGCAGCCAACGGTTACGATGGCGCTTTGGATGAGAACGGCGAGCCAGTAAAGATCGGACTTAAGCGCGAAGAAGGCAACATGATGCTTGACCATCGCGTTATGGATGGCTTCGGTGTTAAGTTCTTCGGCAATATGATGTGTCTTACTTATCAGTCTGACGTTCAGTTAAAAGAAGTTTATGCTTCTGGTTTTGAGACTGATACAGAGCAGCGTATGATGGACATTTCTAAATGGCTGAAGAAAGAGTATAAGCGCATCACAGGTAATACAGTCACTCTTACAAAAGAGGGCGAGATCGATGTTTTAGTCCAGAACTCTTCTCGTGTTCGTTCTTTTGTTAACGCTAAGCTTAATTTCAGAGTTGGCGGTCTTGACGAAGAGATGAACAACGAGACTGGCTCCAA